AAGCCAGATGTTGTTGTAGAATATCAAACCCTAGGACATACATATCTAAAATTTGTTATTGATAACATTTTAGATTTTAATGAAGTTGATCAAGCAGTAAGCGAGTATCGTGCGGCTGGATTTGGTGGTCAGGTTTATGTAATGCCAGTTGGTGGTACAGATAAAGCCTATTTCTCAAATACACGGCATATTGCTGATGAAGCGTTAGCAAGAGGCTATCGCTACAGCCCTAGACTACATGTTGACATCTGGTCAAATGGTTGGGGAAAATAAAGGATTACATGAGTTATTTGTTTACAAGTGAAAGCGTGTCAGAAGGACACCCAGATAAAGTAGCAGACGCTATTAGTGATGCTATTCTAGACTTAGTAATGGCTAGTAAAGATCCATCGATGCGATGTGCCTGCGAAACATTAGTCACAACCAACATGGTCACTGTTGCCGGAGAATACAAGGGTGTACTTGAAAAGCAAGAAGTTATCGATGTTATTCGTGAAACAATAAAACACATTGGTTACGAACAACCAGGCTTTGATTGGCGTACAGTTAAAATCTACAACGAGTTACATGGGCAAAGTGCAGATATTGCACTAGGTACAGACAACTTTGGTGCAGGTGATCAAGGCTTAATGTTTGGTTATGCTTGCAATGAAACTGACAATTATATGCCTAGTGCAATTTATTGGAGTCATCGCATTGTCGAGGAACTGGCAAGACTTCGTAAGCTAGGTCGGCAGTTTGAATGGTTAGGGCCAGATGCTAAGAGCCAAGTAACATTTGAGTATAACGACGATGGAACTCCAAAGCGCATTGCCAAGGTAGTTTGTAGTACACAGCACAGCGAAGCAATTGATATAACTAATGTCCGAAACTTAGTAAAAGAAGTTATCAGAAATATTTTACCTTTAGAATACCTTGATGATAACACAGAGTTTTATATTAATCCTACTGGTCGTTTTGTTATTGGCGGTCCTGATGGTGACACTGGACTCACCGGAAGAAAGATCATTGTTGATACTTATGGTGGTTATAGTCCCCATGGTGGTGGTGCATTTAGTGGTAAAGATCCTACAAAAGTTGACCGATCGGCGGCGTACATGATGCGTTATATTGCCAAGAACATTGTAGCAAGCGGACGAGCAAATTGGGCTACATGCCAGATCAGTTATGCTATTGGTATGGCAGAGCCTATGAGCTTTTATGTAGAATGTGAAGATAAGGCATTGGCAAGAGACTTAACTATGCTTATTCCGCGAGTAGTGGACTTAACACCAAAAGGTATTATTGATCGTTTTGACTTGTTTAGGCCTATCTATAGTTCTACAACAAATTATGGACATTTTGGTAAACCTGGTTTACCTTGGGAAAACTTGGATCTATTTTAAGGAAAAATAATGGAAGCTCAAAAACCAGCACAAGGCATTTTGCTTAATAGGGATTATGGCGATGCTATGACATATACGGTCACTTGTGAGTGCGGTGACCATAATCATGATCATAATGTATGGGTAGAAGCCGATGACGGTAATGTTTCTGTAACTATCTATACTACTGCAAAAAGCCGCTGGTGGGAACTAAGTCGATGGAAGAAAATCTGGACACTTCTAACTAAAGGGTACGTTGAGTACGAAGCTAACATTATCATGAATGAGCAACAAGCTCTTAACTACGGGGAAACTCTAAAAGTAGCAGTTGAACAATCTAAAAAATTTGTCGAAGCTCGTAAGAGTAACAAAAAATCCACTTAACTGATATATAGCAACATGAGCACCTGGTCACATCTTTGCGGCATCAATGACAGTTATACTAACCTTCCATTGGGAAAGGCATGTGATACCTGCGGATTAAGTCACGAAGTACAATCTTTAAGGTACCAAGGGTATGATCCAAAGCCTTTGATACCCATTAAAAAGAAACCAGAAAATATTGCCTTGCGTAAAAGAGTTGCGGCTCTGCTATTACCCAAGGTAACCCCTACATTTATTGACGAAAACCAACACGATTATTATGACAGACAAGGTTAATGATATGGAACACGCAAATAATACTAACCCGTGTCAGGGTATTTGCGTACAAGATGACAACGACTTTTGCATTGGTTGCTTTAGAACTAGTGAAGAAAAAGACAAGTGGTATAGCGAATCAAATGAGTGGAGAGAAAATACACTCAGTCAAATTAAAATAAGAGAAGAAGATGTATTTGGACGGAGTGTTTGAAATGTTTGACTTTATCAAAAAACTTTTTAAGAAGAAACCGACTGCAAAGTCAATGAAAAATAGTTCCGAGCCATGGGTCAACGTTGTTGCGGCCCATGTTGATCCTGCCAATCCAAAGCAAGGATACTTTGAACTCGAATGGAACCCTGCATTTGTAATATTCTTACGTGAAAACGGATACACTGGTTACTCTCCAGAAGAAATTGTAGATAAATGGTTCACCGAACTGTGTCGCAATGTTGGGATGGACGGTATGGCAGAAGGCTCATTCATTGCGGATGCGGGCCGTGTAGCAACTAACAACAAAACTAAAAATCAAGATTGACATCTAGTATAGCTCTTGCTATAATACACACATGAGCTATCTAATCGTTGACGCCGCAAATCTTTTCTTCCGTGCCCGACATGTGATCCGTAATGGTGATCCTGAAGAGCGTGTAGCTATGAGCTACCATATTATCCTTGCTTCTATTCTACGGGAATGGCGTGCCCGACAGGGTAAGCATGTTGTATTCTGCTTTGAGGGACGAAGCTGGCGTAAGGATGTATATCCTCCTTACAAGGCTCAACGTGCTGAAGCCAGGGCGGCCCATTCTCCTAAAGAAGCCGAAGAAGAAAAACTCTTCTGGGAAGGCTTTGACAAATTTTACGAATACATTAGCACCAAGACTAATGTAACCGTACTACGTAATCCTGTATGCGAAGCCGACGACTTTATTGCTCGTTGGATCCAATTACACAAAAATGACAACCATGTAATCGTATCAAGCGATACTGACTTTGAACAACTGATCGCACCTAACGTTCAATTGTTTAATGGTATCACTGGTGTGCTAACAACTCACGAAGGATACTTTGATGACAAAGGTAAGCCTATCAAAGATAAGAAAACTAATGAAGTCAAAGCCGCGCCAGACCCACAATGGCTACTCTTTGAGAAGTGTATGCGTGGTGACACCTCCGACAACATCTTTAGTGCTTATCCAGGAGTACGTGAGAAAGGGACAAAGAATAAGGTTGGTCTCCGTGAAGCATTTGCAGACCGTGACAACAAAGGATTCATGTGGAACAATCTCATGCTCCAGCGTTGGACTGACCATGAAGGCACCGAGCACTTAGTTCGAGATGACTATGAGCGTAATAAGGCTATTATTGATCTAACTGCTCAGCCAGATCACATCAAAGCTATCCTAGATCAAACTATTGCCGAAGCTGTACAGAAAGAGCGTAATCCCAGCGTAGGACCGCATTTTATGAAGTTTTGTGGTAAGTACCAATTACAAAAGGCTTCAGATAATGCTCAACAACATACTCAATGGCTGGCGGCCAGCTATAACTAAACTTGCAATAGGGGGCATTTTACTATTTTTATTGGTAAAATGTATCCCTGTTTTAGCCGCTGTTGCAGTAGAAGCCAAATGGACTTGCGGTCCTACTAAAGAAGTCATTGAAACTCTAACTCAAAGCGGCGAAGAAATAATTGCTACTGGTGCAGTTGAAGAAGTGTTGTTTATGACATTTTGGGCAAATCGTAGTACTAGGGACTGGACTCTTGTTGTAACAGGCAAAGAAAATAGCGAAGTAAGCTGTGTTGTGCTATACGGTACCAAGTTACGCACACAATCTTCATCGAGAATCTCCGTTTAAATCTATTCATTAAATACGCACTTTTGCTAAATAAGTGCATGAGTAGACCAAAGCCAACCATTATACTTTCTAACACAAATCCTCGTACATATAAAAGCGAAGAAGTGCTTGCGGCTGATGCAATCTATGCCGTATTTTACAAAGACAAACCTATTAACTTACGCACACTGAATAGTTTGGTCTCATATCCAGGACCAAAATATAAAAAAGTTAGCTTTAGCAATCCAGGACATGCATTCAACTTGTCCGACCGTTTGAATAAAATGTTTAAGACTACAGACTTTAGTGTAGTTGAACTCAAACAAGGTCGCAAAATTAATGAGTCAGGAACTAGCTTTAAAGATAACTGAGTACCTAGCTCAGTATCCTATCCCGCATATTTGGGAAAATACAAAGATAACACCTTACACGGTGTTTAAAAACTACCAACCAGGTAAGCAAAAAGGTCTACGCTTAACTATATTTGGTTGGGAATTAATGAAACCACATTTCCGCTATTGGTCTTACCAAATGCCACCTGGTTGGAGTCCAAAACCAGGACACTTAATAGGTTTAGAACAACACCTAGATTGGCCTTACTATCACGGAGCAGGATACTTCCGCATTTTTGGTGAACAGGATGCCATGGAAATACGTCTTGTAAATGATGATATTATTCTTTGGTTAAATGGCCTAAGTCGCAAGGCACAAGGCCGAGGTTAAGACACATTTACGTCTTTCCAATAGTGCATTAGTGCAGTAATAATAATGCCAATGAATACAGCATAGGCCAAGTTAAAAGCAAATGTACTGGCAGTAACTATTAACATTACTACAGCATCTGGTTGGTTCAGTCTCAAACTTGCCCAATCAAACGTGTGATAGCATACAACACACATTACACCAACTAGTGCCGCCAAGGGTATGTTTTCAATTACAACACTGGCAAATAGAATATATGCTAAAATGCATAAAGCTTCTACTACTCCAGCTAAACGTTGATGGCCGCCTGCTTCTAAATTAATAACAGTCTGTCCGATCATTGCACATCCTCCCATACCACCAAACAAGCCAGTAAGTATGTTACCTGCTCCTTGTGCTATACTTTCTTTATTTGGTTGGTTAACGCCTCCAATAGTTTTATCAACCAAGTTTGCAGTTAGCAATGTTTCTATTAAACCAATGCCTGCTAAAATAAAGCTATACGGTGCAATAATTTTTAATGTATCTAACGACCACGGAACATCGGGCCATGCAAATGTTGGAAATGCACCAGATACTTCAGCAACATCTTTGACCAAACGTGTGTCTAAACCAAATAACAATACAACCGCAGTAGTCAATCCTATACCAAACAAACTAGCAGGAATATGTTTAGTAATCTTTGGCGCAGTAACTACTGCAACAATCGTCAACCCAATCAGTCCAATCATAGTGTACAATGGAATTCCTGCTTCTGGTAACTGATGAAACTGTGCAGTAAAGATAACAAGAGCAAGTCCATTTACAAAGCCAGTCATTACAGCAGGACTAACCAATTTAATCAACTTACCAAGTTTAAAAGCACCAAATGCAACTTGAATTAGACCCATTAGAATAATACAAGCAAACAGATACTGAACACCATGTGTTACAACTAGTGCAACTGACACTACTGCTAGACTTCCTGCGCCGCCGCTAATAAGCCCGGGCCTTCCACCAAACAAAGCAGTTACTAATCCAAGAATGAAGGCAGCATATAAGCCTACCAATGGATTAACATGGGCCAATAGTGCAAACGCAACTACCTCGGGTACCATAGCAAGGCTGGTTGTTATGCCAGCTAAAGTGTTTTTAAGTATTAAATTGGTGTTCATTGAATACTTATAATAAATATTTGCATGAAGAACTGGCAACCGTATGTCAAGGCAGGTTGGGAGTTGGTTTGCGAAGCGCAGGGCATAAGCAAAACTTACCTTCAACCAGATTTAGAATCGTACCTAGTACATACGGTAGCTAGAACTTTTGAAAAAACAGACATCTGGGAACAACCTGTAGCAATAAGAATGATGGTTGCTCAACAATCTCCAGGGCTTACCAAACGCATTGAGCTAAGGAACATAGGCGAAGAATGCTTGTTTATTGATGCTTGGCAGATAAAACAAGCCAAGTGGCCAAGTCACAACTACTTTTCTAACATGGGGGAGATAGCGTTTGGTATGGCCAGTATAGCTACCGAGCCTGTGGACGAGCTGTTAGAGCAAGTAAGCAACAATTTTAGGCGTATGAGCATGGTGCTACGCTATGCTAGGGACCTAGCAAAGTACTAAAAAGTACTAATTTGTCTATTTTTTAAGCAATGTTGTTAAAAAACAACACTTTTTGGGCTAAAAAAGAGCCAAAAAACTTCAAAAACCGGTTGACCGCAGGCTCAAAAAGCGGTATAATACATACACTATGAAACGGACTACTATCACAATCAAACTTCAGCGTCCTAAGCGCCGTTGTGTGGAACTGTACTCTGCTGACACCCCTTTTAAGGGCCGTGTTGAGAAGAGTCGTGTTGCATATAAACGACACGCTAAGAACCAGAAAGAGGTTGACAAGGATCTGGGTCTGTAGTATAGTAACACTATTGCGGAACGGTTCTGCAATAAACACACTCAACACACAAATTGGAGTTTTTATGTCTAAAGTTCTTTCGCAAACCCCCGATGCCATCCGTAAGCGTGAGGCTCGTGCTCGTGCCAAAGCCGCTGGTGTCATGGAAATGGTAGTTGCCGCGCCTGTTGTGGCACCCGCCGTTGTTGAAGCCGCTATCGCAGAAGTTGCCGCTGGCGAGACTTTTACTTTTGTCGGCTATGCTGTCGATAAAAAGGGCCGTGGCGCACTTCGCTACACCAACGACAAGCGCCGTACTCGTACCCTTGTCCGTGCAGGTTGCACTAATGTCAAGTTCGTTGAGCTTCCTAGCCCGATGACCAAGGAGCAGATTGATGCTAGCGAATTTGTCGCTCAGGTCAAGCCTGCTGAAGTTACCGAGGCTGTTGCCTAAATACAACGGGGTGAGGTATTGACAGATGCCTCACCCTATGCTATAATAAGTTTTTATCAACCAAACCCTTAGTAGGAGCCACCATGGGAAAAAATACTGTCGAAACCCGCACCGTAAAGATTAGCGAGTGCAAACCTATTCTCCGACGTGCCGTTGCAAAACGCCGTCCTCTCTTTATTTGGGGTCCTCCCGGTGTTGGCAAGTCTGACATGGTGAACCAAGTTGCCAGCGAGTTCCCGAACTCCGCAGTTATCGATTTGCGTATGGCGCTTATGGACCCTACTGACATTAAAGGCGTGCCTTATTACAGCGCCGGCGATAACACTATGAAGTGGGCTACCCCTTCAGAACTGCCTACCGCAGAATTTGCTAAGGAACATGATGTAGTGTTCTTGTTCTTGGACGAACTGAACTCTGCTCCTCCCGCTGTTCAAGCCGCGGCTTACCAGCTGATTCTTAACCGCAAGGTGGGTCAGTATACTTTGCCTGACAACGTGGCACTGATTGCCGCAGGTAACCGTATGGGCGATAAGGGTGTTACCTATCGTATGCCTAGTCCGTTGGCTAACCGCTTCATGCACTTGGAAATCCGTGTGGACTTTGAAGACTGGGAACAATGGGCTATTATGAACCAGGTGCATCCGCACGTGGTAGGCTTCTTGAAGCAGTTCAAAGGTGACCTGTACAACTTTGATCCTACGCAACATGACCGCGCTTTTGCTACTCCGCGTACCTGGAGCTTCGTAAGCGACATGTTGGATGACGACATGCCTGACTCTGCTAACACCGATATGGTGTCTGGCTTGGTTGGTGAGGGTATGGCTATTAAGTTTATGGCGCATCGTAAGCACGCCGCAGACTTGCCCGACCCTGCAGATGTGTTGTCTGGCAAAGTTACCACTTTCAAGTCTAAGGAAGTGTCTGCCGCATACGCTCTGGTTACCAGCCTGTGCTATGAACTCCGTACTCGCTACGAAGAAGGCAAGCGTACTGGTAAGTTGGACGAGTTCAACAAGAGTGCAGACAACTGGTTGGGTTTTATGATGGCTAATTTCGAACCCGAAATGGTTATCATGGGTGCTCACACCGTGTTGAAGAACTATAAGGTTGTGTTTGATCGCAAGAAGATGACCAACTTCCCAGAGTTCTTCAAACGCTATGCTAACTTGCTCACAGACGAGTAAGCGGTCAAGAGACTGGGCTGTACTTGAAATGATGTACGGCCCAGAAGCTCGACAGGTCTGGACGGACCAGCCACCAACCCCCTCTGATGTTAGCGAGTGGCTCCGCGAACAAAGGAAGAGCTGGTCCGTCCGAACCTACCCCAAAGGAGCCACAATTAATGAAGTTACCAAGTGGGCCAGAGAACAAGGTTTAAAGAGATTGGACTGGGACTTTGTACCAAGACAGCATGTTTGGTTTAGAGACCCACAAGTAGCAATGATATGGGACTTGTCAGGTCCAAAAGAAAAACCTACAAAAACGGTTGACCTTCAGATCAAAGAGTAGTATAATAGATACATAAAGAAACAAATTGGAGCCACCAAATGTCTAAAATGCCCGCACGTGATAAGCTAGTCAAAAGCCGTGTTGCTATGTTGTTGAAGTACCCCTTTTGGGGTCCTTTGGCGGCACGTCTAAAGTTGGAAGAAGTCGAATGGTGCAAGACTATTGCAACAGACGGCCGCAAGTTTTACTACAATGCAGACTTCGTTTCTAAACTGTCTGACGGTGAGATGATCTTTGGCTTCGGACACGAACTAGGCCACATTATCTTTGATCACATGACACGCCGTGGGGACCGTGACCCTGGTGTGTGGAACATGGCAGGCGACTATGTCATCAACAACATGTTGATCCGTGAAGGCGTTGGTACCGCAATTACTACTGTACCTATCCTGGCAGATCGTAAGTACGAAGGCATGACAGCCGACGAAGTCTATGACGAGCTGATGAAGAATGCTACTGTCATTAAGATGACCCTCGACGACCACTTGGAGATGGACGGTGACGACGATGGTGAAGGCGATAGCGATGGCGACAGCAAGGACGGCAACAAGGACGGCAAGGGTAAGCCCAAGTTCAAGAAGCTAACTGAAGAAGAAAAGAAAGCTCTGCGCGACGAATGGCGTGAGGCTGTTATCCAGGCCGCAAAAAACGCAGGTGCTGGTAACACCCCTGGTGCTATTCAACGTTTGGTTAAGGACATTACTGCCCCTGTAATGGACTTGAAGGACCTGTTGCGTATTCAATTCTCTGGTTCTGTCAAGAGCGACTACACTTGGATGCGTCCTAATCGTAAGGCGTGGCACACTGGTGCAGTTATGCCCGGACAGTTGCCTGGTGAGGAACTTGACATTGTTGTAGCATTAGACGCTTCTGGCTCTATTGGCAACGACATGATTATGGACTTCTTGGGCATGGTACAAGGTGCATTGGATCAGTTTACTTCTTATAAGGTTCGTATCATCACATTTGATACTGACGTTTATAATGAAGACACCTTTACTGGTGATGACGGTCGAAGCATGGGTGAGTATGAAGTTACCGGAGGCGGTGGTACTAGCTTCGAATGTGTGTGGCAATGGATGAAAGACAACGAAATCCAACCGCATCAACTTGTTATGTTTACAGACGGCTACCCTTGTGGTAGCTGGGGTGACCCAGACTACTGCGACACGCTGTTTGTTGTGCATGGCAGTAACGAGATCACAGCACCGTTTGGTATCACTGCTAACTATGTTCCTTCTGGACGTAGTCGTCATTAATTTGGGTGGTAGGTGTTTGCTCCTTTAACGCTCCTTCGGGAGCGTTTTTTTTTTGGTTAAATCTTAGGTGATTCTGCTTATAAGTATTTGCGGATGTAATCCGTTCTATAACCTAGGAGAAACAAATGGAACAACAAGAACAAGCTCAACAACCAATTGGCTTAACACTACAAGATCTAAAAGTGTTAGCTGGTGCGGTTGAATTAGGAGCCCAACGCGGTGGTTACCGCGCACCCGAAATGGAGATCATTGGTGCAACGTATAACAAGTTAGCCGCCTTCTTAAAAGCTAACGAGCCACAGCAACCTGCCGACGAAGCAACAGGCGAAGAAGCGCCTAGTGCAGAAGTTACCGCAGAGCAGGCTTAAACTAGAAAGGAGCCGCTATGGCACAATTTATTAAACACGTAGGCGTAAACGGCAACCAGAAAAAGGTTGTTGTGGTATTTAGAGAAGTACCTAACGACTCAGATTCTGCGCTGGTTATTCCAACAGACAACTTGCCGCAATTATATCATGATGATTTGATTCGTGCAATCGAAAGCACTAACTGCCAAGCTAGCTTAGATCCTAGCGAGTTTTTGTTCCGTCAAAGTTTTCATGATGGTACAAATATGCTAAACACTATCCACCAGCGTGGATGGATGGTAAAGGTGCCAACTAAGTCTGTTGTAATGACTCCTCGCCCAGGGGTTAATATTAACTTAGTTGATTTAAATCGCGAGTTGAAACAACTAAGCAACGAGCAGGCGGCTTCTTCTGGTGCTACACGTTCAAGCGACATTGCAACAAATGCACCTAGCCAACAGCAACCCCAACCGGAACCTACTAGGAATCCACCTGGTGTAATTGACGATGTTCAATTAGCCGCTAAGTTTAGAGCGCAAGCAAATAGCTTTGAAGCCGAAGCTCGTAGATTGCGTGAGGAGGCGGAAAAGCTTGACCCAAAAAGCGTGGTCGCGGCCGTCCAAGAAAAGTCGTCCCCATCGCCAGCGACCGAAGCGAAGAGGGGCCGAGGACGACCATCAAAGAAAGTAGCGGCCTAAAAATAGGACTACTAAAGAAAATCAAAATGTTTTGGAGCAAGTAATGAGTATTCGTAAGAAGGACCGAAGCTTCGAAAACATGTTAAGAGAAATACATGTTGAAGAAGTTCCGGTCGAATACATTGATTGGATTAAAGTTTATCTCGATGATGGTACAGAAATTGTTTTTAAACAAAGTGAACTAACTGATATTAAGACTAGTAAAGAACTACTTGGTATTAAGTCTCTTGAGCAGTACTTAGATCGTATTGTTGACTTTGAAGTTATGATGAACAGTGAACTAATCAAAACCAGGGTAACAAGATTTGTTGGTGCATTACTTGCTACACATTTTAACCAGGAATAACATGGCTCAAAATCATCTTTTAATTCTTAACCCGTCAGAAATGGTATTGCGCCTTGTAAAGCCAGGTGTAGAAACTAAGACTGGGGAAAAGTTCGAAATTACTATTGCCACAACACCAGATTACCAAACACAATTTCCCAGTGCTTTGGAATTTGAAAAGGCATATAATGCAAAGCTAATAGACTTAAAACAAGATACATGGGATTCAGAAGTAAAATTTACTTCGGCTCTTGCGTATAATTTAACTGGTCAAAGTTTTATCGAAGACCACCAATCTCAAATCCTTTTAAACAATGTCGAGTTCAATCCAATTCGAATGGAACATTACTATAAGGATAAGCCTAAGCCGGGCGATTTTATTGTAGAGAGTTTAAGTTACAATGGTCGTCATGTTATTGTACAATGCATTAAGTTTGTTAACGGCATTCAAGTTGAAAAGGATTTGGAAACCGAACAATGGGCTAATATAGCTGAAATGGTTACAGCGTTTTTAGACGACCATAAAGTTATAAACGGGCCAAGCCAAGTTTATTTTGGCCCAGATAATACAATCAACGGATTACGACTACATCCTTGTAATATTTCTTATGTAGAACAACTAAAAACTACAAGTAGACATTGGTGGGATGTATGGCCTACCGTTACAATGCTACACAGCGATAAGCCCAATCAAGCATTTCGTAAGTTTTACGAGTGGACTGAAAGAACTGGGAAATCTTCTAAGATATACAAACTAGGAAACGAAGGCGAGCAAGACTTAAAAACATGATAAGTAGTTCATGGACTACATTGTTGTTTTTATAATCTGGACTTTATACCTTTACATTATTCACCGCGTAATCCACTCTGTTGGGTTACGCTTTTTTCCCGTAGCATTTAATGCTCACGCTGATCATCACAAGTACATCAACACACACGAGCAAACAACTTGGCATTGGAATAACTTGTTCTTGTTTAACGACACCTGGATGAGCACATTAGATCTATGGATTACAGAAGTTGTGCCCACATTAATCTTTAGTTGGGTTACAGGACAATGGTGGGTTAGCGTATTTTACTATCTATGGGCGGCTTTTGTTCAAGAAATAATCGAGCACAATCCAAAGTTTGACCTTTTCCCGTTTTTAACAAGTGGCAAATGGCACTTGGTTCATCATTACAACAACAAGGTTAACTTTGGGCTTTTCATTCCCATTTGGGACTTATTGTTTGGCACATACAAATCTCACAAGGTAAGAACATAATGCTTTATCAGAAAATTGATCTAGGTAGCGGCTGGCAAGAAATACAAAATTTCATACTCAACAGAGTAATGCCGCATGAGCCAAAAAATCTACAAAGCAGACTCTTTGGTGTAAACGATAAAGAGTTCATGGCATTAGTTTATAGGGTTTTAAAAGATCCTTTAGCATCGTATGGATTCCCTAATAGGATTCCAAAAGGTGCAATTTTATTTGGATCTGATCCGGCCAAATCTTACGGAATACATATAGACGGGTATTCGCTTGAAAGAAAAAATGCAAGCAACTTTGCATTGAACATTCCTATACAAAACTGCGAACAAGGCTATATGAATTGGTACGGTGGCGAGCATACATTGAGCGAAACAAAGACAGCTGAAGGTTTAGGCCTTTTAAAAATACATTGGAATTGTGATCCAGAAATTATCGAGCAAACTATCATTGATGTTCCAACTATTGTAAAAGTAAACTTGCCACACAATGTAGAGAACCGCCACCCAGATAAACATAGACTAATGTTAAGCATTAGATTTACCCCGGATCTGGTATTACCTACCCCACTTACACCCGATAACTAATTAACAACATAGGAGTTAGTTATGCATTGGTTAGCATTGGCGTGTACAGCCGAAGGCGAACTTCTTGCGTGGAACGAAAGTTTAGCTGTTTTAGAAAGTGCATGTGGCGGAGAATTTAGAGCCATTTGTCGTGTCTATTCTGTAGAAGATTCAGTTGCAGAAGACCTTAAGAAAAACAATCTAGACTACGTTCTTAAATTTAAAAACGCAAGAACAACAGAATTCATTAAAGAAGAAAGAACAAAGGATATTAAGATCCTTTCTATGCAACTTCAAGCAAAAGTCAATTTGATCATTGAACTTGATATGCGAATTGCACATGGGTACAAACGTTTTAACGATATGGTACCGTGGCAACAGGAAGCATATAAAATTAAAGCAGAGCAAGCAGATAGAGTAATCCAAGGGCTACCAGGAGACACGGGTATGGTAGAAGATTACGCATCTGTAATTGGATCTGACCTATTAACGGCTGCAAAGGTTATTAAAGTTAAACACGATAACCAAGAAGGCCTTATTCGTAAGCTTGAGTTTATTAGACTCAAGCATCAACATGCAATTCGTCAAGCTGTTGATAAAGATGATATGACAAAAATTAGAGCCGCTATGGAAGAGGACTCATTCTTAAGCATGTTAATGTGATGAAAAAATTACTATACTATATCCCACATCGTTTATTAAACGATGCATCTATTGAAGTCTCACCTGTACATAGAAGTTTTCTAAAAATGTTTAATCCTTGGATTAGTCTAAGTGATAGGACAGGTACATTAGATATACCTGGCGTTCCTGTTTTTAACAATAGCCCTATACCAGAACTTGCCCATGTTGAAACTTTTGACAGTTGCAGTTACAAAAGAATAGATGATATTGTTAAAAAATTTGAATCATCGGATAAAAAGAATCTTGTTGTTTTGTACTCCGGTGGTATTGATTCTACTCTTATTGTGTGCTTATTGGTAAGTCATCCGGGTTGGGGAAGAATTAAGGACAAAGTGCTACTAGCGTTCAACGAAGACAGTCAAGTAGAGAACCCAGATTTCTTCTATGAAATGATTCTTCCAAACTTTGGACATAACTTAATATCGAGCAATCATTTTTACAGCATTGTTACAAACCCAGATTACCTATGTATTACTGGCGAATGTGCTGATAACCTGTTTGGTAGTTTAACTTTAAAAAGTTATATGGACTATACCAGAGACTACAAATCGATTCACAGCAACTGGGAAACTGAAAGTTTGATATGGTTGTTAGATAAAGTAGAAGACCACAGGGATGAACGTGAGCAAATGCTTTACGATTTAGTCAATGCCGCACCTATTCCTATTGAATCAAACCATGACTTCCTGTGGTGGTTAAATTTTGCTATGAAGTGGCAAGCTGTTAAGTATCGTATGAGTATGCACTCGCCTACTGCTGAACAAGCAGAGTATATGGCAGCTAATGTTATCAACTTCTTTGATAGTGAAGACTATCAACGTTGGGCTCTGTATACTAAAGAAGAAAAGGTTGGCGGCAGATGGAATACTTACAAGCTACCAGCTAAGAAATTAATCAATGAAATTTGGCCAAATGACAACTACTTTAAGTTTAAGACAAAGTGGCCTAGTCTTCCTACTATCACCAGGTATAACAATGCTTGGGGATTCTTATGGGAAGATGAGAGCGGCAAGCTAACCGCTACTAAATCTTATTCAGCTTAAATGGAAAGGCCTGTACGGGCCTTCCATTCGTCAGTGAAGACACCATCAAAGCGAACACTAAAGGCAGCGAACGGACTGCTTTTACTAGCATGCCAGTTTTCAGTATCAAACCAAGCTACTTGACTAGTAATAGGATGTTCTTCGCCTGTCTCCCCATCATAAATGTAAAACTGTTTACGATCAGGAAACAAGTTAATCCAGATAAAGTTGTCAGGTGTAGGGACTGGATTTAGATCGCTACGGTCCCTGTGCATTAAGCAATGCTGGTCTTGGTCGTTAAAGAATACAACTACTCGGCCAATCTCACTAAAAATACCCTGATCGTGTACCCACTTAATAAGTGGCTTAAAGTTTGCCGCAGCCTTTGTCCAAGTTGTTTTGCTTTCTAAGTGCTTGTCGTTATAGTCTTGTGTAGTAGGCGCACGTAGGTATAAGTTATAACCAATGCCTAAGTTATCACCAATCAACTTCAAAAACATATAACCATATGAATTAATATCCTTGGTAAGTTCTATTAATTCATGGTGTCCAAGAGCATTTGGATTACGCTTAGTTTCGTGCATAATATCAACTAATTCTCTTCCGACAGGTTTAGGTAATGCACCTGTACCATTTGGCCAATTTGGACCAATACCTGCAACGCTAGGTAGCACATGGCCAACAGACCAACTTTGTGCAAAGCCTTTACAGGTTTCAATCTTCAATGCGTTAAGCGCATCTATGTCTACATGCTTGTCAAAGCTTATCCAAGGTTGGTTGTTGATAGTTTTAATCATTGTGTTAGGCTACCTGCTAATGGGAAAACTGTAGCAATGACTTCGGCACAAGCTTTTGCAACTTCTTGATGCTCTTTCTGTGTACCGTTGGCGCTACGTAATTCAATAAAGTGAATCCATGAACGCAATGTTCCGTTCATGTACAAGCGACTTTCAATAAGTCCTTCTGGTAATACTGCACGAGCCTGCTCTTTGGCAATACCATTCTCAATGGCCCATTGATAAGCCATACGTGCTTCAGTAATAACATTGTTTTGACAAAGTTCCCATTCTCTTTGTAGGCGTTCGTCATTTGTTTCAACAGAATTCTGTCTATTCTTTAGATCTTGTAGTCTAGCTTCGCGTATAACAAAATTAAGATCTTTTGTTGGATCAGCATAGCGTTGAGAAAACTCTTGGAAGCTAAAACTACGGTGTCTTAATATCTGTCGAGCAATGTCTCTAGTAGTTTCAATTTCTATACAAGCCGACACCATCTCAAGTGGAGACCAGTGTTGGTGCTTGATCAGATATCGAATAAGTTTTTCAGATGTTTCTGTGTTGAATTGATTGCTAGGATTGGATACGCGAGCACAATAAGCAATCAGCTCTTGTGCATCGCTAATTCCCAAATCGGCAAATTCTTTTGTAGGTTGTGAGTATGATAATAGTTTAACGTTCATGTTGATTCCTTGGAAGTATCTCTAGCAATTATAGCATCTTTTCTTTTCTGCCACAAGCGTTTTACTTCCGAAGGAGGTGCAAAAGGAATCATTAAAAGCATACAAGGATCAAATTCATGTGGGCGGCCACTAACAGTAGTACCAAAGTCAAAGCTACTTGCTTCTCTATGATGGTTGTTATGCCAACCCGAACCCCAGTGGAAGTAGCCAATCCACCAGACGTTTGTACTTTGGTCTTTGTTATCAAAGTTTTTATATCCTGCGGCAGGTACATGACCAAACGTGTTAACAAGGCCATCTGCATGTAAGCTCATTAAGCTACCGACAATAAAGAACCAAACTGTAAATGCTAAGCCAAAGAAGAATGTACTTAACAACAAAGTAACCAAAATAATCTTGTTATAGTTTTCATGACAGAATACCACTCGCTTATCTTTTAAAAGATCTACAGCATAGCGGAAACTTACACTATCTTGTTTGATATGGAACTGCCATGCCATGTAACTCCAAAGCCAGCCGTTTTCTACTGGTGTATGAATGTCCTTGCCAGGTTGATCGCTTACTTTATGATGATGTCCGCGGTGTAGTGCCGCCCACCATAATGGGCTACCTTCGCCTACCATAACGCTTGCCCATAATAAAAACGGTTCTACTATCTTATATGGCTTCCATGACTTATGACTTAACCAGCGGTGTAGTGTTAGATTGTTTCCAATTCCGTCTAGTAGTACCCAACCAGCGATTGCCCATACAAGGTACCACCACGACCATCCGGTGGCGATTGCCCAAATAATAGCAACTATAGCTGCCAAATGATAAGGAATCCATACAGCTAAAATGTATGGAACTTGGTGCGTTTTACGATATAATTCTTTTTGGGTATCAAGCCATGTTGCTACTGTCATTTGTTCTCTTTGATCCTAGTTATTTTCCCGCCAGCATTTAACGGTTCTGTGTTCTCTCGACGAAGTATATATCTTCTTAAACTCATGTCGTGTGGATGCAGTACGCCTCCCATTAGCTCGTGTATAAATCCATATGGGTGGCGCTCACCTTTTGCTACAGTACATTCAACAAACGTGTAATAGCGTTCACGCACAGGTGCCATAATTCTGCTATAAGCACTTTCTCTATCGCTTGGGTATGTAACAAAGAACTCGTTCATACCAGCTTCTTCGTGGAACTTGCATAGCTCTGCAACTATGATTCTAAACATAGGAATAAAGCGTGGTCCAATGCTTGGGCTCAGTAACCAGCTAATGCTCCAGCTTGGCATATGGCCCCAGCGGCGCACTCCCACAAGTGCTACACATTCGTCGTCTTTGAATAATCCAAATGCCTTGCGTACATTATGGTTGTTAAATCTAGCAGGCATTACAAAAAGTCTAAAGAACTTTTTAAACCTTGTTTCCCTATCAACATCATTGGTAATTTTAAAGTCTGGATACTTGTCTGGATCACTGTTATTGTAAATTTCAACAGCGGTATTGACCATAAGGTCAATGTCGTGTTCGTCTAATGGTTTTAAATTATATGACATAATGATTCTTTCCCTGCTCTAAGATTATCCCTCAACTCTAACGCTGGTATTCCGTAACCACGCGGTAACATTTCTCCAAGATGTTCGTGTATGTTATACTGTACTTGGTTCCAAAGGTGCATATAATTTTCTACGCCTGTAAACTTTGGACGAGGCCTAAATTGAAAACCTGTATGCGAATAAATTTGTATCTTACTGCTAGTCCATCCTAGTTTCCCATAAATTCTGTCGTTGATTAAATCATCGACTGTTGGCAAATCTAAAAATGCTAACATAGATTCTGGGCTGTATGTGTAAAAGTTGTTTAGAGCTGGAATACCTGATATCTTATTAAATCTTCTCCATACGCCATCTTGGTCTTCTTTTTTAAGAAAGTACCATTGTTGAGTGCTCTTACCAGTATCCCAATCTATACTAGGTATCTTTTCAAGTTCAACTTCGTCGACAGTGATCATTGGTGCGGCATAACCTTCTGCTACACGCAATAACATTTGCTGGTATAAACTATATGCCTGATAACGTTTGGCAATTTCATAACATTCACCTGTTTCAACAAACTTTTCAATATTAAAATCAATGATTTGACATTGAAGTCCCATCCCTTGAATCATTTTTAACATTGGTCCAATGTCGTGGTCGTTAGCACCATTGGGGAATCTAACAGTTGCTAATTTGGGGCGAAGTCCTGCGGCAAGAAACGCTCGCAATGCTATTTCGCTGTCTAGACCACCACTCATAAAAACTGTTAGATTGGGATATATTTCCATTAGCGATCTTGCAGTCCTAATGATTTCAGTTTTAAACGAAAAAGGTTTACGGGTACATCCACCGACTCGCATATGAGTAGTGTCATGCTTATCATAACGCCAATACTGATTGACGTCATCGTTGTAATAATAAATGAGATAGTTGTTTTCTGTATTAACGATATTGGACATTTTTCACGGATGTTGTAATAAAAGGCTTATCTCTAACGCCATATTTTTTGTCTATCTCTTCTACCATTTCTTTGCAACGAGACTCATCAATAGGTTTGATAATTGCCCATTGTGGGGTATTATGTAATCTTACCATCCTAGGAAGTGCAATGCAATCGTCCCACCAGTCGCTCCATACGGTACCTAAAGTGGCTCCTGAATTAGTAGATAACTTAACTACTGTATCATAGATCCATTTGTTGTATTCGTTGAATGTTAACAACATTCCAGCTTTGTTATTAGTTCTAGACCAATCCAAGTTAGACTTTAACAGATACTTTGTGATTTCATTGTTCTGCCTGTACTTTGGAAGTATCCAACAACGATTGCCACCTGAACTTAATTCTGAGGATAATGGGCAATGCTCAACTGCACTGATACCAACAACTGATCCAGAAGTGTTATCATACAATAAGCCAATTTCTCCCTGGTCCTTGCGCCACCTTTTTAAGTTATCAACTAAATGCAAGAATCCCATTGGCATCTGTGGACCCATATTGACAAATGCAGGGCTTTTTAGCCTGGCTATCTTTTTTAAAAAGACAATATAGTCTGCACGACAATCTTTGAACTCGTCAGCATTGGTAGTTTTAACATATAGACTCATACTTGTATGTAGCCATTAATCTGTGTCGTTGCTAACCAAGCTCATTAATAAATGTACACGCGGCTCAATTGATCCATTTATTGCAGTATGCTCATTTCTTGTATCAACCCACCAGACATGCCCGTCTGCTGGTATGTGTATGATTTCTGGAGGGTTAGTAAAAATAAATCTAGCTTGGCCTGAAGTTTTTAATGCAATATGCAATCTAGGATTATCGTCTTTGTGAATACTATAGCAACGACGACCTTCCATTGTCATAATGCGAGTGCGATATACCTTCCACGGCAAGCTAGGGAAGAAGTCAGTTTCCCACCATGTTCCTGCTAAACTAGGATGTAGTTTATCCCATTGAGTCTCTGAAGTATTCGGTCTAGACCCGGTGCCTTCGGCCCAATCATCAACACCCCCGTTTTGTATTGCAACTTGGGTTATTGTTTTTTGGTTTACTTCGTCCCAGGTTAGTTTTAACGCTTCTTCGATGAGGCGCTCTAGATCTATCTTAACGGGAGTTTTTTCTGCACGTCTACTCATACTTTACCTATAGCCATGTACCGATTACATTTAAACAACGATAGTTCTCCATACCATTTAATGTCCGTAAGTCCACATGACTTTTCAAATTCTTCTAACGAACCATGACAATTAACATGATCAGGCACGTGGAACATATCATTTCCTTGAAGTACAATATTAACTGTTTTGGGTAAAGTTTTTACCCAGGCGCTATGGTCTTCAAAATGTTCTACTATTGTATCAACAATGAGTGCATTTTTAAATTTTCCAAAGTCAATAGTTCTAACATCGTCGGATAAGTTTTTAAACTTTGGGAACAAACCTAAATTAAGTTCATCAGCGGCCGGATGAACTGATTTGTCAATGTCGATGTTAACTATAGTATCAAAATACTTACCCTTCATTGAAGCTAAGAAAGGAAGCAGTCCGACCCATCCTCCAACAATAAATGTAGTGTGCTCCGGATCTGTTATTTTTCTTTTTGAAGGGTAAAGTTTTAACTCTTCGAGCTGGTCTATTAGCCATAGTTTACTTTTAACCTGATTTCTGCTTAAAGCATCTTTCCAATTTAAATTCTGATTGTTGCTAACTGCTGTTGCTAACTTGTTAATGTGTTTGGCTTGCAACGGATAATATGTAGCAACTGCATTTCCAAACTTACCAATGTCTGTGTTTGTAATACATGATAGTAAAGTATTACTACCTAATAGAATTTCAAATAAGTCAAACAGTCTAAAAAAATTAGATCGTGCATCAATGATAATTTGATATGCTAGTGCTATAACCGACAGGCCGTCTATGCCATGTGTTTTAACATTGTTTTCAGTCCAGTCTCGCAAACGCCACCAGCTACCGGTGCTATTAAACAAATTATCGCTTAACTCTAAATTTATAGGTTCAAGTTTCTTCCCGCCCGGGCCTTGCCAAGTGCTAGGAATATAAATTCCTCTTTCAAGTGCGTGGTGAATGGTTATGAAGCCTTCTTTGTCATTTGCTTCCTTTACTGCATTTAGCAAAGGATAAAAGTCAAAGAAATGTTCTCTACCTACTTCAATGATTAACTTTTCTAATTCGTCTTGCTCACCAGTCTCAATCCAACGCTGGTAATGATGTAGGCTTTTGCGCCAGCCTATCGCTTCATCTACAAAATAAATTAGTGCGCTACGTAGCTCTGCATTTTTATCCATTGAACCATCCAAACATACTTAAATTTGTTTGCCACTTTACATCTTCGTTTGTTAACGGTTTAGAAGGGTGTAGCTGTATCATTTTAATAAAATTACTTTGCTCTGCATCAAAGTCTGGAAGTATCCAATCCAGACCGTTGCTTATTTTTTTGCCGATAGACTTGCTAGCCTTTACTGGATCTGCTGAAGCATATAGTTTAAAGAAACTTTTAAACCAATCATAGTCTCTAATTTGCACAAAATCAAAGTTTTCATATTGTAATAGATATACTGCAAGGCGTGCTCCATACACACTCCATATACCGTTATCAACATCTGATCCAACTGTCATCCAGGTTAGCAATCGTTGAAAGTTGGCGGCGTGCATTGAAGTACTCCACTCATCAAATGAAAGTAGCCTTCCTTGATCCATTGAAAGTTTTACACCTTCGCGAAAGCCTACGCGAAATGCTTGATAAGGGCTACCATTTGTATAAACATTGCTCCAGCATCCTGGTAGTTCTTTATAGCGACTTGCGTCCCAACAAAAGTCCACAGCATCGCGTTCTTCATCTGCTAGCTCGTGGCTTTTCATGTTGGCAAGATGCTCAGTACTCCATAACTTGAGGCCACCGTTGCCATACATTAGACCGTTTGTGTATTGACGACCTCCCCATGTGTAGCTTACCTTACCATTCATGCCAACAGGTGCCGGGCATTTAAAAAATTTAGAATCAACTTGGTTATCGGCGTCAACTGTGATAACATATTCACTGTTGGGAAATTGTGCGGCCGCTGTTTTATGTGCAGTATCAAATCCAACAACACCGTGTACCCTTGCAATATTTTCATGCGGGGTAACTGCTTGAAGCATTGCCCAATGCTTGTCTGCATTAGGTTCGTCGAAACTTAAAAATACTACAGGGAAATCTGCTAAAGTATTATTTCGTACAGGACTTTTCATGGCTACTTTAAACATTGACATTTTTAAATTCCTTCTTCAACCAATCCCAGTCATTGATAAGATTTAGAGTGCTCAAGTCATCGCTGTTTTCTAAACCAAATTTACTACCAGCCTGTGCACCAAGTATAGAAAACTTTCCATTATGTTGATTCCATCCATGTGTACACCATGTTAATCTTCTGTGGCTATGTGTTTCTATTTCTTCCCAGTACGTAAAAATACTTTTTTCGTCTTTGTATCTTTCTTGTATTAGTAAGGTTTGAGTTTTTCTATAATTTGATCTTTTGGTATCTTCCCAACTTTGAGATCTGATATATGATTCTAAATCCTTTAATGCTTGTTCTTCTGTTTGAACAATTTTACGAATGCGAGTTTTTACCATAGACAGGCTTGCTAATTTAGCACATTCCCTAAATGCACCAATCCATGCAGACTCTGGTGTAGAATTAAATCGTGTTTCGCAACTGATAATATCTTTAGATAGAACAACCTTAGCAATAGACGAGCTCATGTCAATTTGCCAACTCTTTTCATCTAAAAAAGGTTGCCTTGGGAAAAGCTTTACAGCACCATAGCCGTATGTTAGTCCATTTACTGGATTTAAACTAGAAAAGACAATAACACACTCATCTTCAGGTGTACCCCAATGTTTTGTGTTAGCATCTGGTTGCCATTCGAAAGAAAAATTATCAACTATCCAAGCGTCTGCATCAACTACCCAAAAGTTTTTAGTTGTGCTTTGTTTAGCGCATTCACGATGCACATTGTAAATGCCTTTGACATTTTCTATCTTCTTGGCATTTGGGGCAAACTCTAATAAGCGATGCCAGTTAGCATCGCTACCTTCTTCTCCCATTGTAATGAAGAAAACATCTAGCAATGATTACTCCGCAATAAATTGTTCTACATCACTTTCTTTGACCGTTGGGCCAAGGCGATGTGGGTTAAAATAACTTGCTTTGAAGAATCTGCTGCCTGCTTCGTCAAGGTCGGCAATTTCTAAACGTAAGTCTTGATGTAATACCTTGCCTAGCTTTTTAGTTTCTGCCCATAGCTTGGATGTATCGTATGAATACTTGCTAACAGGACAAGTAACTTCTGTGCCAGCAAACTGCGGCATAACTTCTTCTGACCAGTAAGCATTGTGCCATTCAAAATCTCTTACAAGGGTATAGTCCCAATCCTTGCGTAAGTTTGTTAGATAGCAACCTAGTCGTGCGCCGTACATGGCCCATAGACCATTTTGTACATCTGCGCCAACGCTCATCCATACCAACAAGCGACGATGATTTTTAAAGTTGTTTTTGTCGGCAATTTGACGCCAGTCCATTGGGCGTCCATCGATGAGAGCTAACTTTACACCTTCGCGGAAGCCTGCGCGATATGCTTGATATGGAGTCGAGTTGTTGTAAACATCTGAGTAGATGTTGTTTAACTGATGGTAATGAATATCCCAGCAAAAGTCAACTGCGCCAGCACCGCCATCCACTGCTTCGTGTGTTCGCATTTGTTCTACAACTTTTTTAGGCCAAAGTTTAACACCACCGTTGCCATAAACAAGTCCATTGATAACATTCTTACCCGACCAAGATAACACATCACTTCGATCAAATCTTGACAAATCTAGTTCGAGCTCAAAGAAGTCTGGTCGAACTTTATTGTCAGCATCAATTGTAATAAAGCGTTCTGTTTCGGCTAACTTTGCCGCGGCTTTATGGCAAGCATCGCTACCATACACGCCATGACTGCGTTTGGCCCATGGACACTTTTCAAGCAAGTCTGCATAATTCTCATCTGCATTTGGTTCGTCGTAGCTGATAAACACTACGTCAAATTCACTAATTGGGGTTTTCAAGAAATAACTCCTATATCGATATTGTTAGCCTTATATAACAAACTTGGAGGGCTCTGGTACTCCCAATTTGTTAGTATTTCAAAAGGATACTGTTGTCTTAACATTAGTGCTGGCATTTCTGCCCATGCTACAAATGCATCTGGATCATTGTCTCGAACTATAGCTACTCGTAAGTTCCCTACTAGATGATCAATTGCATTTCCTTTTTCATAGTGGCTCTGCGCCCATATGCCTCCATCTTTTGCAAATACAGAAATATGCCTACCGCGGCCAATATGGCTAATAATTGATGACTCTTCAACAATACCAGTGAATGGGCTATACTGACTCATCCTAGTAAACGACAAATCGCTAGCAACTGGAGGCATGTTGATTCGAATTTGTAGGCCTTGATATAATAGTCTTTGCACATTATCATGGTCCATAAACGCCCACAAACGCTTTTCCCAAAATCCACGTTCAATTATATCCACTAACGATATGTGTTCCTGACCCAACAACTGATGCGGATCTTCAATGTCGCTAATAAAAAATGGTATGTCTTCTAGATCTGTTTTTCGGTCCATAGTTTCACGCAAACTTGTAGACCACTCTCTATTTGCTTCAACTCGTAATATACCAGTATCTGCAAACAATATAACTCTTAAAGGGCATAGTACATTTAGTTCATCTTCGCCTGCACTTAGCCATCCTACCCAAACATGCTTTTTTCTAAATTCTGTCGGTCGCTTTATGTCAACTAAATCTAGTGCTCCTAGCTTTTCGTTAAACGTAACGCGGTAATCATTTTGATTTAGCTTGCCTGCTAATATGTCTTTTACTTTAGCATAAGATACAACTAAATGATCAGGTAAAAGCTTGTTTCCAGGCTCAATGGATTCTATGTAGCCATTGTGAACGTTGTACTTGATAGACCAAAAGTCTTGTCGTACCTTTTTACGCTTTCGTAATTCAAATTGAATGTCAGCCACGTTTCCAATGCTCCAGTGGCTTTGTGCTACCTGCGAGCCAGACCGGAGAAAGTTGGCTGTGGTTTTCCAACTTAAAATTTCCATTAGCTGGATAAAATGCAATCCAGTCGTGCCATGTATGGCTAGCGTACATTATTGGAGCAATTTCTAAATCGCGGATACTCAAATCAACTAGTTTAAACCAGTCTGGTGATTGCCAATAACCAGTTGATACAACTACTCCAATGAGATGCAATAAATCAACAGGGTCTGGAACATAGTTAGGCCAGTAATCATTTGGATCTAAATGCTGAAACAAATCAAAACTTAGTTTAGCTGATTCAGGATCGCCGACTACTAACAAGTAGGGCCATGTAGACTGGCAATTTTTTTCTATTGATTGTCTAATGCTTATTTTACCTGGTGGTATCTCAACGCCACGATGATCCATACCATAGCCAGGTGTATAATTTAACTTTGATTGTTTAGCAAGTTCGATAACATCAAGTGTTGTTCTTCTAACACATAATCCAGCAAGACATAAAACATCACCAGATTCAAAATTTAAAGAAGCAATCGTCTTCAGTTGTTCCGCAGGATCCATACTTTCAATTTTAACTAACTCTACCTTTGCACCAGGTTGAACAAAGCCAATGTCTAATCTAGATACTTCTGCTAGGCTATCCTCACCGGGTCTAACAATTACAAAGAAAGTCATGCTAAGTTCTCCATGATTTTGTCATAGTTTCGAAGTATGCTTCTCTTGTTCATTAAATGTACATCTTCGCCTTTAATTTCCACTACCATGTTCTTCCACTCTTCGGGTAAGTTGCTTAACATTACCCAGTGGTTAGGTCCTAGCACTTCAACAATGTCATCGCGCTGATCTTGATAGCGCATGAAGTTGGGAATCTGTCCAATGAAGCCACCGTCTACCCAGCCATCGCACATGTGCGCGGCAATAGAGGCGGAGTAGTCTGTACGATACAATGTGCCTGGAAACTTGTACAAGAAGCGATAGTATTCCCAATTCTTTTTAACTGCGGCCCAAATATTAAAAAAATGTTCTGCTTCTTCACTTTTACGCCAATACACTACTGTTGACCACCACATACGAATACCGGCATAGTGTAACCAGCGTTCTGTTGTATAAGGTTCTTCGCATCGCAAGTTGCGGGCATCTCTATACATAGCAACATCATGTTGTCCACCAAATAACTTTGACAAGTTATCATTGCCGCATAGGTAGTCAGTATCAATTAAAATTGTTTCGTCAAACGGACTTAGGTTATAAATGTCGTGCTTATTTGTGTTTGTAAATTGTGCGTTGAAGCTGTGATATGCGCCATCGTGGTGTAAACGCATGTTGCGCTCATATTCTGGGTTGGTTAGAATGATATCGTCAAATGCTGCCTTCATCATCAATGGACCATGTGTATTTTTACAATGTTCCAAACTTTGTTGATTTGTAACTAGCACTACAGGATAATCCGGCATGTGCTTTTTTACAGCATAGGCAGCAACTAATGCAAGTTGAGTGTAGTCCAGTTGTTCGTTATTGTAAGCGAACATCATGAAGCCGCGGCTGCTCATTTTAGAGTCCTACAATTTTAGCCGTACTTCGTGCTGACTTTAAACGCTTTTGTTCGTCTTGCTTTAATTGCATAGCAGAGTCGTATGCAGTCAGCAATAGTTTTAAGAATTCTTCACCATCTTGTATAGTAATAACATTATTGCTGTTATCTTCAACCAAAATGGCTTCTTGTCGCATTAGCCTAAGTGCAACAAAGTTAATAAGTTGTTGTGTTGATTTAAAAAGGGCACCGTTGTGTGATACTAATAGAGCCGCTTCAACTCTAGCCTCAATGTTTTGACGCTGTACCTGTAAGGTGAGCCTATAATTTGCAAAGGCTAAAGCCTCGTTGAGTTTTTTATCGTCCATTCACTGGTTCCAGAATTATATAATATGCGCTGTTATTTACCAACGCATATAATACACTCTAACCAATTAGACGATGTGCCAAGGAATTGATTGTGTTACTGAAGGGGTTGGAAGTGTAAGTGTAACACCGTTTTCAGTAACTGTATTTGGATGGCTCATTGTAACAGTCATGTATACTTTTCCATTTACAACGCATCCTAAACCTAGGTGATCCAATAAGGTACGCAAGACTAACTTGTTATCTTGAATAGATCCAAATAGCTTTAAACGGCTAGAAGCGTAGCCGCCACCGCCGTAACCACCATAGCCACCGTAACCACCATAGCCACCGTAACCACCATAGCCTCCGTAACCACAATAGCCTCCATAGCCTCCGTAACCACCATAGCCGCCGTAACCACCATAGCCGCCACCGCCACCAGCTGGGCTTGTGTATAGTAGCTCATCACTGTATGTTAATTCGGAAAAACCTCGGCCCTGCGTGATACCTCGATTGTTTAAGCTAATTGCGTCTGCTACATTTAGTTTCAATGTTCCCATATCAACAAAGATACTACGCCAAATTCTATAACCGGCGCTGGAACCATCTGATGCGCTAAGTGATAAACGGATATCGCCACCGGCATTGAAAAAATGTCGGGCGCTTTCGTAACCACCAAAATCTAAAGTAATTGTATTGCTTAATTGTGTATGCCAAGGTGGAACGTCATTACTGCTAAATGTTGCCAACGTTGAAATAGTAGTAAGTGCTGGATCAACTTCGTTTCTAGAGTTGCGAGCACCTTCTAATAAATTTGTTGCTGTATTGAAAAACTCAGCTGTAATTTTATCGCCACTGGCAACAACAACTAATTCTGTATCAGAACTATTTGTTCTTAATGTACTGATGTTAATGCGATTAACAATTTCGTTTGTGTAATCGGCAGTGACTTTATCACCGGGTTCTACTGCTGGTACATTTTCTCCGCCCCAGCCCCAACGAATATCATCTTGTACAGATGGATCATTGCTAGGGCCTTCGCCGGCGTGCATGTCACCATACAACTCATTAACGTTATCTTTTAATGAGTTGAAGTATTCAGCCGTGATTTTATCTTTGCGGCTGATTGGCATTATTTTGCTCCGACTGTGGCTTCTACTTTGCCTACGCCTGTTCCTGAGAATGAACTTAGTGCTCTACCAACAATGCTCCATGCTGGTTCATCGCCTACGGCAGCTTTAGCAACACCAGGAATATCGCTCGATACTAAACGATCGCCACGCTTAACTGCGCCAACAACTTTAACTGGGATACGACCAGCTACGGCAATTGGAAGAGCATGTTTATCTTTTTTACGCTTTGCATTCATTAAGTAAGCAGGACGAGTTGATACAATACCAAATACGTTTGTATCTGCTACTAATGTTGTTTGTGTTACTTCGGCTTCGCCGCCAAGTGCTACTAATGTGCCTGGCTCATAGCTTGCATCGCCTACATAAATTTCAGCAACGTCGGCAAATTCAGCTTCAACTGCAACGCCGCGAATCTTAAAGTCGCTACTTGCGTTTAAGTTTAAGCCTTTACCAATGGTACCTGTGTGGTTATAGTCGCCTTCGCCTAAGTTAGCATCTGTGCCGTCTACATTGCCACCGCAGAAAGCTTGTAAGCCTTCACTTGGATCAGGTATAAAATCGCCATCACTGCTTAGGATACCAACTAAAACGTTTTTAACAAAAATCTTGATACAACGGTGATAAATTCCTGTATTCTTTTCTTTGATATCTGCTTGTTCAAATCCAGTACCGTCGTTAAATGCTACAATGTTTTTCCAGTCGTTAGCGTTTGTAGTATAATCGTCACCTGTGTTGATTTGCAACAGGCCACGTGCTCTATTGTAATAGAGTTGACCATTTAGAGCGTTTAATTCTGCGCGGTCTTTACCTGCAAAATTTTCAACTAGATGGATAAAATTTTCAGCGATAATTTCGCCGTAGCCAAGATAGTTTTTCCCCAACAGTACTAGGCTAGAGTATGAAGTATCTACTTCACCGTCTAGTAGTGTTAGTAACGAATAACCATCACTTTTGTTTACATTGTATGCCATTTCTTCGTATCCTTTTGGCTAAACTGCCATTATGCTATTTAGTTTTATCCGTTTATCCAGCCCGCACTCTAAGGGTATACACAATTTGTATAGTCTGATCTGCGCTTTTTTGGACTGGGTGAAAGATAAAATGTGTTAGCAATTTACCAGACTTTAAGCCACTATCGCCCTTGGTCTTTAGTCCGATTTCATTGAACTCAAATTCACCGTCATAAACAGTAGCTTCTAAGCTACCATTTGTATAATCGTATAAGTTAAACTCACTTGCTCCTTTTAAAGGATCAGTGTTGCTTAGTGTTACTGTTACTACAGTATCTGCATAGTTTGTTCCAGCAACGTGCCCGATAGTAACATTGTCAGTGGATTCTGCCGCTCGATTGTAGTCTGTTTCGTCAATAACTCTAAAATATGTGGGTTGGTATAAGTCAGCATTTACGCCATTGACGTTTGGCTTTCTATAGGATATTGTGCCGTCAGTTGCAATGATTGCGGCACCGCATCCAAACCACATTTCACTAACAAAAGAGCCTGCACCGCGGCTAAGAGCCTGCGCCAATGCTACACTCATATTTTCTTGATGTATAGCATTGCGGCCTTGGTATAGGACTCTGTCATTTGTTAAGTCTTTGATGACAACAAATCCTTCGACACTAACTGGAATTTCTTGTGTGTTCATATCTAATATTTAGCGTTTTTTAAAAAACCCGCTTTAACCTTCCTCGGTGACGATAATTTGTGTTAAGACGTGGTCTCTGACCGTTAGTCTTTCGTTTGCCTGTGTTAGCAGTCTTTGGTTTACTTCAACTATTGTTGGCTCACCATTGCGACGTCGATCAATTACTTTGTTTTCGGTTACACCTGTAACTAGCAATTCTGGTTCAGTAACTGTAATTACAACATCCTCGTCGATACTAACTGGGACGGCTTGCTGTGCGTTAGAGTAATTACCCTTATCAATTTGTTTACTATGATAAGGCTTAACTTCATTGATGTAATCTTTGATTAGCTTGTCTTTCTTATCGTAGTACAATGCTGCCTTTTGTAAGTCATTGCTAGAGCTTTGATCAACCGTTAGGTAAGTTGTCTTAAAGACCCAATCTGCCATTGGAATCTGTGCCAAGCTTTCTTTTACCATTGCAAAGAACAGCAAGTTGAAATATCCAGCATCAGCCCCAACAAAAATGTTTTCGCGTAGTGCTTTTAATATCTGTCCCAAGTCCCAACGAGTTGGGTCCCATAGTTTAGAATCCCAACGTGATGTGTCCCAGCCTGCTAAGTCGGCCAAATCTCTAATTTGAATTGTACCATTTTTACGATAAACAACTGACAAGTTTCCATTGTCATAGTCGTATACCTCTGTTGTAATGCCTAAGTAGTTTACTACGGCAAATCTTGTTAAGTCTGGCGTTTCTTCCAATGCCGCAGGCAAGTCGCTTAACGAAGCAATTTTAATTGTTTCGTTGCCAGGCACGTATCCGTTAAGACTATAATCCGCATAGTCCCAAAGTTGCATAAATCCATTTTGATTGTCATTAGGATCATAGAACGGCGCCCATTCAGGATCTAAATGTAATACTTTAGAGCCCATCAATGGTTGCCATGTTCTTAAGTTTTCATCCCAGTTGTTTTTGCTAACAACGTCAATTTTCAATAAGAAGTCATTGACGCAATCAATAAATGTTCTACGAGCATTAGAAGCATTTTTAAACCAAGACTGTGCTCTAGGCACGTGATTGTTACCATAGCGGCGCAACGGATGCAACGCTGGGTCTGGTACTGCCCTTGGTCGTTCAATTACAGCGTAGAACTTATTATCTTTAAGAACGTTCTTACTAATTGGTGCATGTACACGTTTTAGTGAAGGAGACTGAGAATGTAGTAATTCACCATTGGTTACATCGTACCTTGCACGATATACACCAAATGTAGATTCGCCTGTGTCTTTCCAAACAAATTTAACGTCTGGACGTTCATCATTGACTTCTGCTAATACTGGTAAGTCGTTTCCGCTATAGCTAGATACAAAACTAAACTCAACCTGATCTAAGTCAACAAATGTTATTAGGTCATTAACTTTGATTCCATTTGCACTTGACCCCGGAGGAACGTATCTGATAGGTTCAATAGTTCTGTATTTGTCCTCGCCTACTAGACTGTCACGTAGGCGTCCGTATAAGAACTCAGGAACTTCACCGCCATTAAATCCTTCAGTTACTAATACACCAGTACTGTGCTTTTGCTCTGGTTGTAGGTTTTGCTCGATTCTTAAAATTACACTATCTCTTGTAGAGAAATAATCATTGATATTAGAAATTAATATAGAAGCAGAATCATTTGTAACTTCAACAGGTGACAACCAGCTAACTCCATTTGCATCAGGATTATCTAATACCTGTTCAATAGTACTGGCTGCATAAGGTCTCTTTGTTGTTGGTGTTAGTGTATTAACGCCGCGCTTCCAGTAATAGTATACAGTTGTAGGAACCTTGAACTCATTTATCTCTGTTCCTTCAACGTAACGAACTTGTCCAATACCACTGCTGTAGTCAAGCTTGATACCAGGGGTGTCAGCTGTAGGTAAATCTAAACTAGATACCCATTCATAAACAACAACTTCAGTGTCGGCAAATTTTCTACCCCAATTCTCGGCTCTGTATTCTAAGCTACCAAGCTCATACTCAATGTATCTAATCTTGCTAGTATCCCACCATATTGTGCCTAGCTTTTCTTTGCCCCAATATTCAGCTACAGTATCGTCTTTGATACCTAATTCGTCAACGTTATAAACAGAAGGATCTACAGATGACTTGTAATCAATGTATTGTCCAACATCGTCAATTACTACGCCCTTAAATGGATCGTATACTTCAAGAGTTGACAGTATTTCTTGGCTGTTTATATCTAGCAATAGTGCTTTGTAAATTGCAGGTGTATTGATCAAATAACTTGAGTGGTTAATAACTTTGTCAGTACCGCCTGTGTTAGTTCCAAATTCTAGTTCAGTGAATTCGTAGTTGAAACTATTTCCTTCTGGCAAGTCTGTGCTTGTTGGGTCCTGATCAATATATGCCTTCATACCACGTTTCCAGTCGTATGTTAGCTTGCTCTTTTCGTATTCTGCTTTAGAACCAAATCTTACTGATTGCATTTTGAAAGCAACCATGTTGTAGATAATTTGGTCGCTGGTGCTACGTGCTTCAATTAGCAAGTTGTAATCATCGACCTTGGCCTTAACCCTATGCACCTTGTCATAGTTTCCATCATTGCCGCCAGACAACACAAAATAATCGCCTGTTGTTAATCCGTGTGGGTTATCAAATGTAACTTTACTTTCATTCAGGCCAGGATTTAATGCATTTGGACATACTTCAATGACATACATTGGAGAGAATAGTTGTAAAACGTTCCATCCATAACCTGTAGCCCTTAAATTCCAGAATGATTGTACTACTGGTACCAATGTAGCAGAATTATTTCCACTATCTACACTGACAACAGGAGTTCCAAAGAAGTTTGCTGTATTTGGATTATCAATCTCAACACTTGTTATTGTGCCATTAATCAAGCTACCAATGCTAGCTGTTGCGTCAGGCAATGTGCTATCTCTATTTGGATCACTGATTACAACGCGATCGGCATTAGTATAGTCAAGGCCGCCGTCGATTATGGATACAGCCGTAACAACATTTGATAATGTTTCAGATCCGCTGCCTACTGCAATAGACACTGATGTAGTAACTGCTTCTTTCCATTCAGGATCATCAACAATAACCCTTGCTCCAGAATCGTAACCTGACCCACCTGTTAATACATCAATAGTTGTTAATTGTCCATTGATAATATTTGCCTTAGCTGTTGCGCCAGAACCGTATGCTCCATTAGAAACAATTCGAATAGAGGTATTTGAACCAACCATGTTTTTGCCGCGGCCTTGTTCGTCTACAGTAATAGCAGTAACTATGCCGTTGACTACTGTGGCAGTTGCTCTTGGTTTTGTTCTTGATATTGTAATTGTTGTGCCAGTGTTGTACCCTTTACCTGGGTTGGAAACTGTAAATCCTGTAATAACACCTGTGTCGTAAATTACAACGCCTGTGTCAATTTCAATAGTTTCAGAAACAGTTAGCCTTGCGCCAGTGCCGTTGCCGCCAACTAGAGCATAAGAAACTCCTCTGTCGTAACCAAAGCCGCCTCGAGTATTTGTTACCGGGTTAGTCATTGGTGTTAGTCCAGTAATAGGACCGTTATCGCTAGTAACAGATGTTGTGTTCTTTAATGTAGTGCTAGCAAGAGTCTGGCTTGCGCTAACAACATATCTACCAACACCTTTTGTTGTTTCCCCTGCTGTCAATGGTGTAACCTGGGACAATATTTTAGTACCTGCTACTATGCCTGCTCCAGTTAATTCTTTGTCAAACTCGATTGCACCAACAGAAACTGCTGTTACTGTTAATGTTGTTCCAGTAATTGAACCTACAAATTCAAAGTTAGTTGTTGTTGTAGTTGTTGTCTGGACAGATGTCACTTGGAACATTGCAGAGTCGCCGTTGCCATCACCGTTGGTAGCTGTTAAAGTATCACCTACTTTATAACCAGTACCATTATTTGTTAAATCACCAGGATTTAGTTTTAGTATGCCACGAACAATTCTTGTAGTTGCTACTTGGTCTGCAATTACTGGCACAATTACTGCGCCCGAGCCAGTTCCGTTAATAGTAACTGTTAAGTTATTGGCAAAATAGTTATTTCCACCGTTGAAGTTAGATGGTAAACTTACTGATGTTATAGCACCAGCAGTTGATCTATCTTCACTAGGCGAAATTATTGGTACCAACAATGCTCGTGAAGACAGCGGGTGTTCGTTGCCGTTTGAATCTAGTACCTTAACTGTGGTTCCGGCACCAAATCCGCCTACGTTATCAACAACATTGATGATACTAGAAATTTTGCCATTGCGGATTCTTACTTTACCAGTGGAAAATTGTCCGTCCTCACCGGTTACGCGAACAGTTTCACCGTTGCTATAGTCTTGTCCGCCTGCTGTCACAGCAATGCTTGTTAACTTGTTATTGATGAAAGATGTTGATGCAGTATGTTCAGTAGAGCAAACATAGTTTTGTCCCTGATACTCTACTAGATCACCGACTTTATACTGGTCATCTGGGGTCCATGCACCTCTATATCTAGAATTAGCAATATATCCAAAGTCGCTTACCCATACAGATGGTAATAGTCTGTTGTCAATTTCAACAAGGTTCCATTGGTCTGCATCAAATGCGCTAGTTGATGAGCCTTGAATTTTAGCAGTCGACCTGTATAGCTTTCCCTCGTTCCATGCTAAATCATCTGGATCGTAATTGATATATCGACTAAATGCATTTGTATTAAAAATGTCTGCTGTAGTTAGATTGCCACTTGCACTTTCGGTGATAGGCTTAGATAGTTCATCAATGTTCTTAAATGAATCAATGGTAATATCACCAATCTTAACTACTTGGATATCAGTGTCGATTAGATTAGCAATACCAGCGTTTGGCAACCAGTTTGTTGTATCGTCAAGACCTAATGTAGTTCTATCTAGTCTACTAAATCCGTAGGTTAGTGCGGGACGAGTAATCCAACGCTTGTCCTTCTTGTTATATTCAATGATGTTGTCATTTAAGTTTTCGCTATTATCTTCGCTAAAGCGAATAACTTTCTTAGAAGTATTAAAATCCTTCTTGTGTAGCTCAACTTCCCAAACTCTTGAACTACGAAGGTTACCAAAGTTTCCTGTAGTAAACAACCATTGTTCGTTAACCTGGATATCTTGTTTTCTGCCAGGTATGTCAATATTGTCGTTTCGTAGCAATGCATTAATTGCTAATGTCGTACCGCTTGCGCTTTGTAAGCCTTGTTGGTACAAGTGTGACATTGTTCTGTTTTGAATAACTTCGTTGATAACTGTTGCTCTAGATGGAACAACGTTGCTCTTAGCGATTCTTGACTTAATTACATCAAAAGCATTTTGTTCAGGCTTGTGAATGTTGATAATATCAGATGTTAGTGTGTCAAAGCCTGGTAGTAACCCTGTTTCTGTTAGTGCGACACCACGTGCATGTGGACGGCCAGTCCAGTCCATTGTACGTCTTGCAGAAAGAGTTAACACATCAAGTCTGTTACCTGTTTGTAAATCTACAATTAAATCATTAAACTTTGTTTCGCGACGAACAAATACAACGTGGTCGTATTCACGTACACTAAAATCAGCATAAACAATTTGTTCAGCATTGATGCTAACAACTTTATCAGTGTTTTCTTCGTAATCGCGTGTAATTAATAAGTCTTGTGCAAGTGCGCTTCGGCCATTGCCAAACAAAATCTTTCCATTACGTCCTAAATCTGCATCTAATCTGTCTAGGATGCCGCGTTCGTGCATAAACTTAAGGCCGTCAGCAGTTGCTACGCCAACAATACAGTTGTGATCTTTACCCCAGAACTCATTGATCCATTGAAGTGCATCAAGAGCAGCCTGCTTCCAATTAGTAATAGTTCCTCTTTCATTTATAGAATCTAGTACTAATCCTCGAGACGCTTGGAATTCGCCTAGGCCCATCAAGAAAGTAATTAGTGCTTGGCTGTTTTCAATATAATCACCGTAGTGAACTTTTACTGGTTCTCTGTTCCAGTCTAAGTATTCAACAAATTCACCATAAGGTGTAACTAGCGGTCTGCGACTACTTGGGAAACTTGAGGTAACACTTTTTGCAGTAGGTGTTAAAACTTCAAAATAACGTTGGCCAGGGTCAAAGCCGTAAACTCTAAAACCTACATCATCTTTTTCGATTCTAACGGCACTATATCTTAGGCGACTTGTTGGTACGCCAGAGCTTAATGTCATTAGGAAATCTTCTTCTGGCACATAACTGCCAGACTGGTACTTGGTGTGATACATCTTAAGAGATGTAATCCCGTCGCCAAAACCGCCTAGACCAAATTGTAGTCTAGTATCAATAGATAATAACTCATCTAATGGAGTTTCGCCGTTTAGATTGAACTCTCTGTATGCTTCAAATATTAATGCGCCAATACCAATACTTGGTCGGCTTTGTGTAAACTGACTTGGAGCAACGGAGTTATATCCTTTGGCACTTACAGAATCAGTTTGAATATGACTAATGTAAGGATTAATGCTTGCATCAAAGAATTCATCAGATAAACTAATATTGTCAATGGCGTGCAACGCATTTTCCCATTGGCCAGCAATACTGTTTTTCCAAGCCATTTCAGCTGGACCCCAAGATCCGATTTCCCAAGGCAATCTAGCTACATCAAAGGAAGGCTGAGGATATCCCCATGCCATAGGATCCATTAAGTTTCCATTGTCATCAACTGGAAAGCTTCTTGTTCTTTCGCTAACACTTTCAATAGCAGATTTTCTGCTAAAGATAGAATTGGTTGTTAATGGAGTACCGGGCTCACTGATGATACCATGGTATAAAGCATTTTCTAATGCTACTCGTTTAACTGGATCTGTCCAGCTATAGTGAGCGTCCCACCAGGCTGGCTTAAAGTAGTTGTAGCCTAACGCTACCCACGGTTTAACATGTAGCTCATATGTGTTGAACATGTCAGCATATAAACGCTTCCAACTTCTTCCGTTGTAGTTCCAAGTCAACGGATCAATATTAACAAAGTCATTTCTGTCTCTGTAATTAATATTGTTTAGTGCGAACCATTCAAGTTGTGCTCGTGTCACGGATTCTGTTGCGCTAACTGCATTAGCGTTCCATAATCTAGTTTCTACGCCATCACCCTCAAGTGGCATAACGCTTGTACATCCGTTGTACATTCTAGTTTCTAGTTCTAGAATGATTAAATTCCTAGGATCAGATTCTTCAATGCCAAACATTGCAATCTTTGAGCCATCATGTCTGCGTATAATTTTTCTTGTCTCAGAGCCTACTGTTTCTGCATCAATGAAAGGTCTTGTTGGACGCTTAAATCCCAGCTTGGCTGCACTTGCAGGGATATTAGAATAAACTTCTACTTCACTGCAATGATAAACTTCAATAACTGTTCCTTCTGCAGGTGCAGAAACAAAGTTAACAGAGTTGTTGTCTTGTAGTATGTAATAATCATCTTTAGACACTAATTCGTGATCTGCATAAACGTAAACTAGATCAGGTCCGTAAAAGCCAGTGTATAAAGAATTGTTACCGGTGTTAATTTTAAAACTTGTTTTTGTTCCATTAGCTAGATACTCGGCATAGTTCATTGCATCTGTAGGAACGGCCATGCCAGTAACTGCATCAGCAGAACTATATGTAATGCCAACAAGCATTTCATTTAAAATTCTATCAAGATTTTCTTTTGGTGTAAACGCTTGATAGTCTAGCAAATTAAAATTGCTTTCAAGTTTGTCAATGAACTTTCTGTACCATCTCCATGATGATAAAGATCTTGCTACCATTATGTCGCTGATATTTGGAGCAAACTTTAGTTTTGCCCATGTATTTCTAATAGAACTATTGTCAACCATTAACGCACCGTTTAGTGCAGGTGCTTTAGCAGTATCAATCCACGATTGTGAATCGTACAATCTTGCTGTTTCAATTTGATCAGTTAAGACTTTTACCAATCTACTTGGGCTAAACTCTCCTAAGCTTAGTAGTTGGAAAGGATTTAGTTCTGCACCAGGTGTAGCAGTAATGTGATCGTTAGAATCAAATTGATCGCCTTGATGTTTAATTTCTAAGTCGCCAACTCCATCAACAGTAATTGATACTAACACTACGTTGCCATTGCTGTCCTTTGTGTTATTAGCTGTATAGGTTGTTGGAATTCCGTTGATGCAAACTTTTAAGTTTCTTGGATCCTTTTTAACGTCAATAACATCAATTCTGATCTTTCTGCCATCGATTGACAATGTTAAATGTGATGGTGCGTTTTCAGGAATCTGGTAAGAAATTTTATGGTCGATAAAAATTAGCGTTTCATCGCTTAACCCGTGTCCTGAAATAGTTGCAGAACCACTTGCATCTGAAATATACAAATCAAGATGCAACATTTCTCCCCTTGCGGCAACTAGTCGTTTATGGCCATGACCAGACTTAATTCCTTCTTTAGAGAAAGATACTAATTGGTTTTCTCTAACTTCAACTTTCCAATTATATGTAGGCCATACTGACGCATCAAATTCAACTGTTGGATTTGAAACTGATTTGACTGTTTTAACTACCCAGCTCTTTAACTTAAACCATGCTTGTTGGTATCCAGTGCTAACTTCGTTGGTTATTAAATCGCCACTGATTCTTCTAAAACTATAAGGACCTTGAATTGTTTTAGTTGCATCACCGTCGGTATAGTATGAGTAGTCATGTAATGTATGCTTAAAAATAATGTCATACATTGCATTCTTAATCGGATTGTCATTGCTGATATAATCAAATTGGCTTGGTAAGAAGCTTAGTTTAAAGCCCGATTCAGGATCAACTACAGTACCTTCTACTGGCTCAATAATAGTCGAGCTAGTGATTAAAGGCTTCTTAGGATTGTCACTTAGCTTAACAAGATTAGCGTCATACAATTCAAAGGTAGGTAATTGTGTTCTACTCTTTCGTGTTTGAGCTTTTATTGCTACACCATTTTTCCAGTGATACTCTAACAAGTAATCAGGGTCTGATGCCATTGGTGTATCAACAACAACTGCATCACCATCTTTTGCTGTTTCAAATACTGCGCTTGTTGTTTTGATACCATCATTTAATAAAGTAAGAATTTTATTTTTATACTGATCATTGACTAGCCATAAGATTCTAACCATTGACAATGGTACTTGATTAATAAAGTATGTAACAGTAACAATGTCGTTATTAGCTGGCGGGTTAATCAGCCAGTTAATTTTATTATTTCCAACAGAGTATAAAATTTTCTTATAAGGCTTGTTTGCCGCTTTGGCTGCTGCCTCTTCTTGGTATAATTTAGATACTTCGCTATCAGTGAAGTCTGCTTTATTAATTGCAGTTTGTGTATTGAAGCCAGACTTAACAGTTACGCGAATGCTTACATCAAAGCGAAGCTTATCCATCAATGATGTATATGCCGTTGCAAGAATAGGTGTTTTAAGGGAGTTGCTAATTGTATAAACAGTTGCAAGTGGCAAGTTTAAAAAGTCGTTTTGTGAAACACCGCTTTTAATTACTAAATTTGGCCACTGTCTAAATTGTGTTCCGTGGTTGAATAACTCAAGCCTATTGTCAAATTCAACGATAGGACGGATAGCCTGATTAGAACCAGTAGCAATATCGCTAAATGGGATACCTAAAAACTCAGCTACTTCGCTGATGGTATCTTTATGATACCATACGTTAGCTCTACTACTAGCATTTCTATTTTCTGCACCAGGTTGTTGTGTTACATAATGCTTTGCATTAATACCTCGAAGAATACCGTCCCATTCAACGCTCTCCCAAGGAACCGCTGTCTTGTCCCATAATGTTTGTGTTGCCTTACTGTATGTGGTATTGGTATATTGGTGTGTTCTTCCTAAAAGCTTAATGCCATCAATACTGCCAACTCCGGTTACCTGCCAACGTCTTACTGTTTTATCTGTGTCAGTTTTAATAAAATAATTAGGTAGGTGAACAAAGATATTTTTACCAGATTCTGGCGGGGTTGTCTTCCATTGAATTTCGCTGCCAAGCAAACTAAAGTCAACGCCTAATGTTTTAAGCTCGCCGTCAACACTTAAACCAACTTGTGTTTTATCGTATGCTGTTAGTTCGTAAGGTAAAGCTTGACTAGATAAGCCGTTTGAAGTTAATTCAATGTCAAGGTCACCGTCAATTGGCAATGTACCAGGAAACTGACGGAATACGATTCTCATACCATCTTTTAATTCAAGGCGGCGGTTATCTTGTTGCTTCTGTGGTGCAGTTGTAAAGAAAGATTTGCCAATGATATCACGTTGAACACTGAATGTTTCAGTTTCGCTACCGTTGATATAAACAACAGGCATACCTTCTTCAATCCAATAGTAATGCGCCCAGTTGATAAACTTGTCAGGATCAATTGGTAAGTCTAATATACTAACAGGAACTTTAGGTTCTGTTGTTCTATCATTGAATCCCAATGCAGATGCAATTTCATCTGCGCTTAATGTTTCAGCACCTGCTTCTGTGAAAACTACAGAACCTGCTTCTAGTTGTCTTTTTGCAGTAGCATGAGGTAGATAGTCTGTTACTAAAGTCTTTGTAGTTCTACGACCAACAGAATAATTCAAGTCTTCCATTGCGCTTGGTTGTAGTAAATCTTCCAAGACTGCACTTAGTAATTTTTTGTTTGTATCTGTTCTAAAAACGTTTGGCAATAATCCAGTAACACGAGGCTCGACAAAACTGCCGTCGTGCTGTTCAGGATAATTTTTTACCTGTGTTGAAACTGGATTTAATTTTTTTGGATTCTTAGCCATCTATCTACCTTATTTTGTTGGTGCAACTTGACTTGTAATAACTTCTACATCTGCGACTGTTGCACTACTGATAAAAATTTCATCTTCATCGCATTTGATCTGGAACATGTCGTTTGATGTAAGACCAGATTGTTGTGGTACAAGAGCAATACTACTAATTACTCCGCTAACGTTTTGGTGTACCCAAGACGCCATGTCGGTAAAGTAAAATGTTTCGCCAAAGTCCCATAGTCCTACATCAAAGTAATTATTAATTGCATTAATTACTCTTGACTTAATCTCAGCGTCACTGATTCGAGTGCCATCACTCTTAGTAACTCTAATTTTAACTTTGTTCCTATTGTCTGCACCTTCACCAAACAATACTTTAAAAGAGACTGGATGATAAACAATGCTATCGCTAACGCTCTTATAAGGAGCAATAGGTTCCATCATCTTAGTTAGGCTGTAGCTAGTCAATGGAGCTGGCTTTGATTCTGTTTTTGCACCAGAAGCAATCCAGTTTCTAAATGCGCTGTTATACACAGAGGTCAATACAAAAATATCTATAATATTTGTTGTTGTAGGATCTACTCTGTTGTCACGTAGAGGCACATGGTTAAACTGTACAGTCATAGATGACCTACCTGTAACTGTTTGCGTTCCATTAACAGAAGGCGCTAGTGTATATTGGCCTAGAGCATCTAAAAATTCTTTTCTTTCAAGTTGAATAGTGCTATTGCCAATAACAGACTTGATTAAGGTTGGATCAGCAGGGACTAGATTATCGATTAAACCAGGAAGCAATACAATTACTCGTTTTGGATCATATCTACCATCATCTAATCTAACATAGTCAACAACATCCAATTCAATGTCCTTAACTAAACCTGTGTTAACTTTCAAGAACTTAACAGAATCCTTGATTACACGACGAGTTGTTTGATCTAATGCAGAACCAAATCGTTGATTATGGAAAGTCAATTCGTTTTCGCTACCAAAGATAGTTTGATCTTTTCTTATAACTGCGGCCCATACACCGCTATTGTAAGCAAATCTAATCAGCCAACTACTATCACTGGAAGTGCCAGCGGTTGTTAAGTCTAATGTTCCATTTGCATTTAATTCGTTTTGTTTAACAACAATCCAACGGTCTTTTTTGTGGTCGTAACGCAAACCAAAGTTAGTTTGGCTTGTAATTTCTTTTACAATTTCTGACTTTTCATTATCAGTAAACAATGTTCGCATTGCAGGCATCCAGTATTCAATACCTGTACCGTCTGCAATCAATCCGCTTAAGAATACTGCGCCTTGACCGTTTGCACGAAGACCTGTATTGTTGCCATTGTTATCTGCAACACCAAAGCCTTCCCTGTATACGTCAAGTACTCTCACCCAACCTTGAGTACCAAAGTTAGCTAATGAGTTTTTGCGTAGTACTCGGTTGGCTAATACAACAGAGCCTTTGCCTAATCGAACTGGCACCTTGTCTGGATCTGTTCGTAAGTGGAAATATCCATGTGTATTACCGTTTAGGTAATCAACCTTGTGCCAAGTTAATTCTTCGCCTGGTAATGCTTCTACACGTTGAGATTCGCTGTTGTAGGCATTGTAATATAACTGATGTAATCCACGGGTCAGCATTAAGTCTTGGAACCATGACAACACTTCATCGTTATTTTGACTTAGCGGTAAAGTTTTTTCTTCTGTTACTTCTGTTGAATATAAGAAGCCATCGCCAGCCAATGTAATAACAGGACGATATGTACCAGTTGGATCCTGAATATCTGCAAAGATACTTTGTCCAGCGTATGTTCTGTTAATTGCTTTAATTTTGTCAACACCAGCAACCTTACCTTCTGGATATAAGTTGTAGTCGTTAGCAGTAATCATGCGGTCTTGGCTTGCGGCAGTACGGCTTGCACGATTTTTAATTTGTGAAATAGTTTCACCACTGCTACTGCTTACGCT